ATCAATGTATAGCATCGAAATACCTGTATCCTCGTCCACTTTGAAGACACCGTCATGGTACCTGATATGTCGCCTATTAAAGATAGAATCTTCTTCAGACTGGACTTGCATCATGTATTCCTGCCAAAATTTGTGTGGCATACCTGAATCTTGGTAAAATTTCTTTTTTTCTTCTAATTTTTTATTTGGAAACCAAGAAGGCCATAACGAATTACCTTTTTTGTCCAATGCGGTATATGTAACTACATCCCAAGCAAAATCATCCTTATTCTTCTTTGCCTTAGCGTGATTTTCTAAAAGATTATTAATAAAAGAGTCATAGTGAACAGGAGTACCATTAATACGGAGCCTGCCAGTATGAGGCTCCAAAGCAGGATAAACAACCGCAGTGATAAGGTTTCCGTTCTTAGCTCTAGCCTCTGGAGTAAGCGTATTATTCTCATCCTCGAAATCGTCCAATATAATAAGATCGTATCTTTTGTGCAATTTTGCTCCACCACGAATACCTGAAACATTCGATTTTGAAACCAGTTTTGAACCATTTTGCAATTCGATGTCTTCTTCTGTCCATTTTCTCCCCTTTTGTGTTCCGAAGTAATAAAGTATCTTGTCATTAAACTCCAAATGATACTTTACATAATCCATATTCCCTGCTGATAATTTTTGAGTTGCAGATACCCAGCCATAAAACAATGGGTCTTCCTTAGTCGCAAAACAAAAATCATGCAATATGCTTGCTTTTGTAAGCACCGTTTTACCATGACCTCTGGGTAATATAATCGCTACCTGTTTATTCTCAAGGTCATTGATCTTATCTGCAACCTCATAATGGAATGGAGGTGTTTCACTTCTCATAAAATCATCTTGTAAGAATAGTTTACCAAAACTTATTAGATCTTTCTTAGCAAGTTCCAAGGCCTCTTCCTGTACAGATACATTATGTTTATTTATATTTGCCATCTTTGTCCATCTTCATATCTAGGGCTACCATTGCAGGTAAATTGTTTACCAAATTTTCTATATCTCTATGTTCATATATTTGTCTTAATTCCGTATATGCTTTATTTTTCTTAAATAACTGACCCTCGTTAAGAACATTATCGAAGTGCATAGGGTCTAATTTAAGATCATGTCTAATTTCATTTACTCTAGCCCAAGCCTCAGTAGGTTTAGCCATATAGTTAATTCCTTCTAGCGTTGCATCTTTCCATTGCTGTGTCTCGAATTCAAGGACTCTCGAAGGGGGTTTATTATAAGGGTTTTTAGACCAAGATTTTTGTTGCATCTTGTAAATATAATCTTTGACATTCTTACTTAGATATATATCTCCACTCGTTAAATGATGTGTATATTCATGAACACCCAAACCTTTATGCCAATCCTTAACAGACTTGCCTGCAAACTTTGCCATACCTTCAGCGGAAGATTGACCTACGACCTTGTCACTTAGTGAAACAATCCCTCCATAAGCTTGAGCCAGTACATTAGATTCAAGGTCTGGGTCATACATGGTAGGCACATCACCTTTTCTTATTTGTTCCCTTCTTCCAGTTACAACATCATGCCCTGTACGCTTTGTAAGAGTTAAATCTCTTAAATCTAACTTTTCGCTTGATATTGCGTCTTTATGAGAAAATTGTGGAAGACTTGTTCTAGCATCAAGCCAATCAGTTAACCATTTCTGACCTTCTTTCACATTATCTAATGCATGGTCACCAAATTTCTTTAAAACGCCTTTTCCTATTTTACCAAAAGGAACAAATGCTAAAGCCAGGTCTATGGCAATATCTTCTTTTGTTTGAGGGATCAAAAGGTCTACTAATTCCTGAAGACCTCGTTCTTGTTCTTTTTTTCTTACAGGGTCTTTATGATAGGAGGGAAACCACTCTACGGCCTTTTGGCCTAAAGTCTTAGGTTGCGTAGCAACCGATTTTTTTTTGTTTTCTGCCATATATCCTTTTTAGAAAAGCTTATGGCGTTCAATATGGGGTTATTCTGACAAAGACAAGGATTCTAATGGCCTTTGTGCTTCTTCTAGGCTTTTATTGTCAAATCCTTGAAAGACCGCACCAGTTAATGCAGTCACTTTTGTCTGTTTTGGCACAACATCAGCAGCATCCCATAACATTGAGAGTGCTTTTAATCTATCCGATGCTCTGTCCGACATCTCTAATTCATCCTTGGCCTTCCCTATTAAATACTTCAGGTCAATGCCTAATTCTTTAAAAACTCCATCTAATTCTTCTTTGACTGCCATGATTATCCTTTCTTGCTTTATCAACATTGCGGATCTTTCAGTCGCATACTCCCTATTCATTGTATCGAATACCTTTATATAGGCATCTACAGGAGTCATGCCATGCGCAACATATTTAGCGAACATCACCTCTTTTACATTTACTTTCTTCCTATCTTTTAAAGAATCTTTATGATTCCTGTCTCCACCAAAAGAGTATATATTCTTATTTTTTGAACTACTGAATATAACACTAGGCTTACATAAATATGTACCAGTACAAGTTCCTATATATCGAGTCTTTTTCTTCCCTTGTTTAACTTCTCCCTCTCTCAACACCTCCATCACCGCTCCATCATCAGTGATCACCCAATCTCCCAACGCCCCTTTACGCCAATTACTCTTTATAGCAAGGTTACTAGGGAACTCATCTAGATCCTCATAAACAGAATGTTCTAGGTTCTTTATTTTATATTTACGCATCACCCACTATGCAACCACTTATTAATGCAGCATCCATAGACTGATGATATGCTCTTGGACTTCCATTTAAGAGAGGAAGTAGTAGTTCTGTCATATATAAAGCAGTATCATCCATTTCAATAGTCCCCTCTTCCTCTTCAACCATTGTTTCCTCTATATATTCGCAATTATCCGTATCGCCAGCGACTAGTATCTCTAACCTATACTTTTTCATAAGGGGAAGTTACACATAATAGAATTGTCTTGACTTTTAGTGTTTTTACCCTTAACTTGACAATAGACGCAGGCCCACCCACACCACTCTACCTGCCGTTCATTTCAGTAAATATCCTAGCATTTGGGGTATTTTTTTTTATTATTTAAGATCATTTTAGGCAAAAAACCACCCTAGGATGCCAAACTTCAAAAATTGTAGCAAAATGATACGCAACCAAATATTATTTCGTACCCGCCTTGCGGTCATTTGTGAGATTCGTGCCCGCGTTAACTTTCATTGAATCTCACACACCTAACTAAAGGAGGTTCTTGAATGAACACAATCGTACTTTTCCTAACCATAGCCGCTTCTGGCAGACCTTACTATACTGCTAAGACTTGGCTTACTCATAACTTCATAACCCCAACAGGCAAAACTCTTGAGATGCTTGCCCCCAAGGCTACTACTGATATCACTCAGTTGCCAGACGGAGCCATCACAGCACTTCTCTTGCCTGAGGATCTAACTGGTATGACTGTTGATGAATTGACAGATCCTGATGGTGAGTTCGCATTGCCCCTCTCTATGACCATTGACTACACCACAGGGCAACCTATCGTTGACTAGTCAATCCCACCTCATCACCCTCCCGCTAACGCGGGAGGGTTTTTTTAACGCTTGGAATAAAGGACAATTGAAATGACAAACGAACAGAGAGAAATAGCATTAAGTCAACTAAGTGAATCTGCTCAAAAAGAATTAATCAAAGTATTAAAAGATTTATTAGACGAGGCAGACAAAGAGTACTTTGAATTCGTAGAAACAGATAAGTGGGGTGGGTTTGACGAATACGATAGAAATGATGTTGATGTGCGAGGTCAACTCTCTGGTCAATCAGACGCTTATAAGAAATTAATTAAACTAATAGAGGTATAAAATGAAAAACCATAAACGAGGCTTACTCTTTACAAATATTGTTGAAGTAAAAGAATTTATAACACCCACGAGGACTGTGTCGTTCTTCATTAATGGAGAATTCAAATCAGTTGAGGTAAGTGGCGAGTACAAGACGATGAATGAATTGAAAGCAGTC